CATTGAAGTCGCCGAAATCTTCAACGGAATGGTCAGGCACATTGAATACATTAGCGACGCAGATGTCGCTTACGACACGGCCTGCGAAAACCAAGTCTCCTACGGCGAAGGTTACATCCGCGTCCTGACTGAATACTGCGACGAAAACACGTTTGACCAAGACATCAAGATTGGCCGTGTACGTAACTCATTCAGCGTCTACATGGACCCGACGATTCAAGACCCAACTGGCGCGGATGCTAAGTGGTGCTTTATCACGGAAGACGTCACCAAAGACGAATACCAGCTGATGTACCCCGACTCCGCGCCCATCACCACCTTGCAAACGTTGGGTGTGGGTGACCAAAATTTGAGCCAATGGCTCACTGAAGACACCATCCGCGTCGCTGACTACTACTACGTAGACTACGACAGAGCAACCCTTAATATGTACCCTGGGAACGTGACCGCATTTGAAGGCACTCCAGAAGACAAAGAACTGAAAGCAATTTATGGCAAACCTAAAAGATCTCGTGAATCGGATCGTGTCAAAATTAAATACTGCAAGATTAACGGCTATGAAATTCTTGAAGAACGCGATTGGGCGGGGAAATACATCCCCGTAGTTCGCATTGTCGGCAATGAGTTTGAAGTAGATGGCCGTTTGTATGTGTCGGGCTTGGTGAGAAACGCCAAGGATGCCCAGCGTATGTACAACTATTGGGTTTCACAAGAAGCCGAGATGCTGGCCCTAGCGCCAAAAGCGCCGTTTATTGGCTATGGTGGCCAGTTTGAAGGCTACGAAAATCAGTGGAAGACTGCAAACACGACCAACTGGCCGTACTTGGAAGTTAATCCAGACGTTACAGACGGCCAAGGTGCTGTCCTGCCACTGCCAGCTAGGGCGCAGCCTCCAATGGCTTCCAGCGGTCTGTTGCAAGCCAAAGCAGGCGCATCTGAGGACATCAAAGCATCTACTGGCCAATACAACGCATCTTTGGGCATGTCGTCCAATGAAAGAAGCGGCAAAGCTATTCTTGCGCGTCAGCGTGAAGGTGATGTAGGCACTTACCACTATGGTGACAACTTGGCCCGTGGTGTACGTCATATTGTGCGCCAGCTCGTAGACTTGATTCCTAAGGTGTATGACACCCAGCGCGTGGCTCGCATCATTGGTATAGACGGTGACACCGACATGGTCAAGTTAAATCCTGACCAGCCTGAAGCCGTCAAGAAGATCATGCAAGACGACATATTGATCGAGAAGATTTACAACCCAAGCGTCGGCAAGTACGACGTGGTGGTGGCAACCGGCCCAGGCTACGCAACCAAGCGCCAAGAAGCCTTGGAAGCAATGGCTCAGTTGTTGCAGGGTAACCCCCAACTGTGGCAAGTGGCTGGCGACTTGTTTGTGAAAAACATGGACTGGCCTGGTGCCCAAGAGATGGCCAAACGTTTTGCCAAGACGATTGATCCCAAGCTTATGGAAGACGGCGACAAGTCACCAGAGTTGCAAATGGCCGAACAGCAGATGCAAGCGATGGGTCAAGAGATGGAGCAGATGCACCAGATGATCCAAAATGTTGGCAAGTCAATCGAGGTGCAAGAGCAGCAACGCAAAGACTTTGAAGCCGAAGTTAAGATGTACGAGGCCGAAACCAAGCGGATCGCTGCGGTGCAAGCTGGCATGACCGAACAACAGATCCAAGATATTGCGATGGGCGTGGTTGCGGCAGCTTTGGAATCGCAAGAGATGATGAACCAAATGCCTGAAATGCGTGAAGAGCCTATGGAAATGATGCCACCACAAGGAATGCCACAATGACACACAAAGCCGCTGATTTTTTAGGCTTGCTGTTTTTGGCGCGGGACGTTGCCCATTCTGTGCATTTGAACACTCGCAGTTACAGCAAGCACATAGCGCTCAATATCTTCTACGAGCGTATTATTGGTGCGGCTGATGACTTTGCTGAAGCGTACCAAGGCCGATACGGTTTAATTGGCCCTATTACTCTGAATTCGGCAAAAAAGACATCTAACATCATTGAATTCTTGCAAGCCTCGCTTGCTGAAATTGAAGGTGCTCGTTACGATGTATGCGATAAAACTGATTCATCGCTTCAGCAACTGATAGATAATATCGTTGAGATTTATTTGCGTACCCTCTACAAACTCCGCTTTTTGGCATAAGGAAACATCATGGCAAATTACACCCAAGCCGCTGCAACGACACAAGTCAAAGTTGGGGCTGGCAAACTGTTCGGTATCTTTGTGACAGCATCTTCAAGCGGCACTTTGACAATCTATGACTCAGGCGCGTCAAGCACTGGTGACCCTAAGATTGCCGATACATTTTCTGTGACCGCAGGCACAACCTACTTGAACTTTCCTGCGGGTTTGTTCTTCAACAAAGGTCTGTACATAGTGCTTGCGGGTACTTCTGCGGCCTTTACTGTTGCATACGAATAAAGGTTAATCATGGCCGTCTTTCTCTCCCCCGTGGGCGGCGCAGCGGCCCAGTTTTTTAACAACAATGGTGTGATCTTGTCAGGCGGCAAGCTCTACACCTATGCTGCTGGTACAACCACACCTCAAGTCACATATACATCTTCTAGTGGTGTAACAGCGCATACCAACCCAATCATTTTGGATTCTGCGGGTCGAGTACCAGGCGGTGAGATTTGGATAAATTCACCGCCATATAAATTTGTTTTAAATACATCTGCGGATGTGCTTATTGCAACATACGACAACATAACTGGGCTTGGTGCGGCAGCGTATCAAGTTCAAAATTTTACTGGCACAGGATCACAAACGGTCTTTACGTTGAGTACTGCCTCTCTTGGAGAGAATTTTACTTTTGTGTATATCAACGGCGTATATCAACAAAAAAACACATACACCGTAGCAGGTACAAGTTTGACATTTTCACAAGCACCGCCTATTACTTCAACCATTGAAGTCATGTATAACTGAGCATGACTAACAGCAAAATATCAGCACTGACTTCAGCTACTACGCCGTTGGTGGGTACTGAGACTTTGCCGATTGTTCAAGGTGGCGCAACAGTCAAAACCACCGTTGCTGACATTACTAACGGTGGGGGATATGCGGGTTCTTTTACTACACTTGCGTCAACAGGTAACACTACCCTTGGCGATGCGACCACTGACGTTGTGACGGTGAATGGGTACATAGGGGTGGGCGGCGCTGCGGTTTCTAGTGGCGGTATTAGGCTAACTTCAACCGCTTTAACTGGCACAGATCAAGCGGGAATAATCTCACTGCCAACAATTACAAGTGCTTCAACAATTACGGGCAACGGTGTTAGTTCTAGAGTGTCCACCGCAGCCGCAGCGTTTACCGTTGCTAACCTACACGCTTTTTATGCGTTCAATGCAGTCAAAGGCGCTGGGTCAACTATTACAAACCAGCATGGTCTTTACATTGTTGACCAAACTCAAGGTACAAACAATTACGGTATCACCAGCACAGTTACCAGCGGTGCAAACAAATACAACATCTACGCTTCTGGTACAGCGCAAAACTATTTTTCTGGGAATGTACTTATATTTGGTGCTGGTGGCCTCGGCTATGGCACTGGCTCGGGCGGTACTGTTACCCAAGCAACATCTCGCACAACTGGCGTGACGTTAAATAAAACCAATGGTGCTATTACTCTTGTTTCTGCTGCTGGCCTTGCAACTTTTCAAAGTTTTACCGTTACCAATTCAACCGTGGCGGCTACTGATGTTGTTCACGTTACGCAAAAGTCAGGCACTGATTTATATCAAATATTTGTCACGGCTACCGCTGCGGGTAGCTTTCGGATAACTTTTGCAACAACAGGCGGCACAACAATTGAACAACCCGTGTTCAATTTTGCAGTAATCAAAGGAGTAACAGCATGAGTTATCTTGCTTCTGTAACCCACGACATAAAGTCAAACACGTTAGAAGCTACTTGGCTTGAACTTGTTGGCGAAGAACTCAAACGAGTTAAAAGCCGAAATTACTCCCAAGAACAAAAAGCCGAGTTTGAAACAGATGTTGAAAACGGCTCCAAGTACACTGCATTGGCTAACTGGTAAAAGGAATAGATTATGGCACTGACCAAAGCAACATATTCGATGATAAACGGCGCAAGCCTAAACGTGCTTGACTTTGGCGCTGTTGGCAATGGGGTTGCGGATGACTCTGCTGCAATTCAGGCTGCTATCAACGCTACACCTGATGCTGGCGGGTCGGTGTATTTTCCAAACGGAACTTACCTTGTCAACACAGGCATTACTTTAAAAAGCCGTGTTACTTTGTTTGGAAACGACCGAAACAACACCACCATCAAAGCTGGCACTGCTGGCATTACCGTACTTGGCTTATCGGGAACCGCATACAACATGCGAATTAAAAGCCTTGCGGTAGAGGGAAATGATTTGGCCGCAAAGGGAATTGCCATTCTTGGTACTACCCTTGGAAGCAGCGCACATCACATTATTGAAGATGTGTTTGTCAACGGCTGCACCACAAACAACATTCACCTTAAGTTCATCATTTACGGGCGAATAGTAAACGTGTACTCAGCTCAAGGAACTTCAACAGCGCCGCCTGTTTCGGTCTTGCTTGAGGATATGTACAACACAATGTTTGAGCAGTGCGTTTTTTATAACGGCACTACATCCACAGTTCACTTGATTCGTGGAACAGAAAACTATTTCCACAGAACAACCGTTTACAACGATGTCGCCTATTCAGCCACTCAACTTCTTCTAATTGATTCTGGTAGTAAACACTCGTTTACAGAATGTATATTTGAGCCACAAGGCGCTGCAAACGTCACTAATACTGTAACTATTAACGACACTTTGGATGGGAGTTGCACTGACCATTATTTTATGTCGTGTGATTTTATTGGTATAGCAAACACTAAAACACATGACCTTAATATTGGTACAACTGGCACTGTGTTTAAAACAAGAATTCAAAACTGTAAATTTATTAAACCAACAGCAACAGACAGCATTAAATTTACAAACCAAACAAATAGCTTTGTTATTGGATGCGTTGATTTTGTTACTTACGATACGCCCGTTTATGCTCCAGTTACGATATTAAACGCTGGCGGTAACTTTATTTACGTAGAAAATAGGCCTGGAGAATTTTCTAGAGCAGCTCCAATACAAGACAACGCAAACCTTCTTGGGACTTCTAGTCTTCGCTGGCAAAGCACCTATACGGTTGATTTGCGAGTTGGTACAGACCAGAGAATTTGGACATCTGCGCCAGGTTCGCCAGAAGGCGCTGTTACAGCAAGTATTGGTTCGCTTTTTACACGAACTGATGGCGGTGCTGGCACAACGCTGTATGTCAAAGAATCAGGAACTGGAAACACAGGATGGGTGGCAAAATGAAAATTTATCGTGACGCTCAAGGCATTTGCATCAATATTGGCGAATGGGATTACCAGATCAAAGTTGTAGATGGTGTTGAAACCATCAATAATCCATTGCCCGAAGGTGCGACAGAACATGATGCTGAAGTCGTAATTGGTTACGATGGTGGTCTTTATTTGGCTGATGATCCAAGACGTTTACAGCCAGCTTACCAAACAGCCCAAATTCAAGCATAATGCTGAAAACCGTACTGGTGCGATCACCAGGGAATCTTTGAGATTCAAAAATGACTGAAGAAGTCCAACAAACCTTAGCGGAAGTTGACTCCGCGCCAGCTCCAGAAGTGACGGCCACTCAGGAAGCAACTCAAACGCCGGAAGTCGCTGAAGAAGCAAAAGAGCCTTCAAGGGTTTTTACCCAAGAAGAACTTGATGCAGCAATTGGCAAAAGGCTTGCAAGAGAGCAACGTAAGTGGGAAAGAGACCAGACTCAACGTCAAGCTGAAGCCCAGACGCTGAGAGCGCCAGCAAACGTCCCGCCAGTCGATCAGTTTGAAAGCCCTGAAGCCTATGCAGACGCATTGGCCTACCAGAAAGCCGAACAACTGCTTGCCCAACGAGAAGAAGCAAGGCAGCAATCTGCAATTCTTGAGACCTACCACGAAAAGGAAGAGGAAGCTCGGACGAAGTACGACGACTTTGAACAAGTCGCCTACAACCCCAAGTTGCCAATTACTAACGTGATGGCTCAGACGATTCAAGCCTCGGACATTGGCCCTGAAGTAGCTTACTACCTCGGCGCTAACCCCAAGGAAGCAGATCGTATTTCTCGCTTGGCACCATTCGTGCAAGCCAAGGAAATTGGGAGGATTGAGGCCAAGTTGGCTACCGATCCTCCCGTGAAAAGAACTACGTCAGCGCCAGCACCGATTTCGCCTGTTACAGCTCGCTCCTCTGGAGGCCCAGCTTATGACACTACAGACCCACGGTCTACCAAGACCATGACGGACTCGCAGTGGATTGAAGCTGAACGAGCAAGACAGCGTAAGAAGTGGGAAGCACAAAACCGCTAAACAATTTTTAAAGGACTTTTTTCATGGCTAATAGTATCTTAACGATTGACATGATCACCCGTAAAGCTCTCGAGATTCTCGAGAACAACCTGGTGCTCACCCGTAACGTGAACCGTCAGTACGACGACAGCTTTGCTGTTGAAGGTGCCAAGATTGGTTCTACACTGCGTATCCGTTTACCCGACCGCGCTTTGGTAACTGACGGTGCTGCCTTGCAAGTTCAAGACGACAACGAACAGTTCACCACTTTGACCGTTGCTTCACAAAAGCACATTGGCGTCAATTTCACATCTGCTGAATTGACCATGCAGTTGGACGACTTCGCAGAGCGTGTGTTGAAGCCTCGTATTAGCCAGTTGGCCTCTAGCATTGATGCTGACGTTGCCAATGCGTACAAAACCATCGGTAACACCGTTGGCACCCCTGGCACCACTCCTTCTACTTCTTTGGTCTTGTTGCAAGCCCAACAGAAGCTGAACGAAAACGCTGCCGTGATGTCACCACGTTACGCTACCGTCAACCCTGCCGCTAACGCTGGTTTGGTCGAAGGCATGAAAGGTTTGTTCAACCCCACCGACACCATCAGCAAGCAGTTCAAGAACGGCATGATGGGCACCGGCGTGTTGGGCTTTGACGAGATCAACATGTCTCAGTCAATCAAGCAGCACACCACCGGCTCACGTAGCGCTACTGCATCAACATTGGTTAAGACCCCTGGCGTGACCAGCGAAGGTTCTTCAACCATTCTGTTGGAGCAAGGCTCTGTGTCTACAACCATTAAAGCTGGTGACGTTTTCACAGTCAGCGCTTGCTTTGCTGTTAACCCACAAACCCGCGAAACCACTGGCTCATTGTTCCAGTTTGTTGCTTTGGCTGATGCCACTGCTTCATCTGGCACTTGGACTGTGACTGTTGCACCTATGTACTCAGCTAACCATGCTTTGGCTACTATGGATGTCCTGCCTGCAACTGGCGGTGTTGTGACCTTCGTTGGCGCTGCTTCTACTCAGTACGCTCAGAACTTGGTTTACCACAAAGATGCGATCACTTTTGCGACCGCCGATTTGTTGTTGCCCCAAGGCGTCGATATGGCTGCTCGCGCGGTTCATAACGGTATCAGCTTGCGCGTTGTTCGTCAGTACGACATCAACAACGACCGTATGCCTTGCCGTATTGACGTACTGTATGGCTTCAGCACAATTCGTCCACAAATGGCCTGCCGTATTTGGGGCTAACCAAATGGGGCTTCGGCCCCGTTTTTTAACATTTTTAAAGGAAATTATCATGGCTCTCCCTAATGGTGCAGGTGGTTATCAAATCGGCGACGGTAACATCGGTGAAGCACAACTGTTTGTTCAAGGCGCTCCAACAGCCGTAGCTGCTGCCGCAACAATGACGGCTGCTCAACTGGCAAATGGTTTGTTTGTATTTGACGGCGCGGCAGGCAATTTAACTTTGCCAACCGTAGCTTTGCTTGAAGCAGATATTTCTAGTGCTTCTAAAGTAAATGCCGCATTTGACTTTTTCGTTGTCAACATTGACGGCGGCACTGACGATGTAACAGTGGCTGTTGGCACTGGTTGGACGGCTGTAGGCACTATGCAAGTTGACAACGCCACTTCGGGTCACTTCCGTGCTCGTAAAACTGGTGATGGCACTTGGACTGTGTACCGCATTAGCTAAACTTAAATGGGGGCTTCGGCCCCCGTTTTTTAAAAAGGAACAATCATGCCAAATACAAAACCTGTCGGCGTTGCTTTTAGCGATCCCGAATTGACTGCTGGTACTACTATTACTGGCGCAATCATTGATTCGACATCAAAAGTTGCGTCTAATATTGCAAATGGTTTTTCTACGTCTATTCAGGGCGCAACCATTGCAACCACTGGAAACAGCGATGCTTACGTTATTGCTCAAACTGCTGGAACAATTACATCCGCAATTTTTTCGGGTGTAGATGCTCTTACAGCAAACGACACTAACTACATCACGTTTTCAATTACCAACCTTGGCCAAGCTGGCGCTGGCTCCGCTGCTTTATTGGCTGCTACAGATGCAAACACCACTAAAGCAACAGGTGGAACTGCATTGGCTGCTAATACTGCAAGGTCTTTGACCCTTAACGGCACAGCGGCTAACTTAGTTGTGGCTTCTGGAGATCGTTTGCGTATTCGGGCGGCTGCTACTGGAACACTTGCCAACACGGTAACATTTCCAACTTATCGTTTGAATTTTACGGTTGCTTAATTAACTAGGGGGCTAATCACCCCCTTTTTCATATGATTTATCTTAAACATGAAATTCACGGCCGAAAAGTTGCCACTATGGAATTAGAAGCTGAATATGATGAACAAAATGGTTGGGTGCGATATACTTTGGACACGCCTATTGTTGAAGAGGCGGCTCCTGTCGCAAACGAATTGGAAGTTAAACGTCGTCGTGGCCGACCCAGTTTAGAGGCGGCAGAACAAGGAGCGTAAACATGGCCATATACACTGCTGGCGATCAAATCAACAGAGCATTGCGATTGCTCGGCGTATTGGCTGAAGGCGAGACAACTTCCGCGTCTGTGTCTCAAGACTCATTGATGGCACTAAACCAGATGATTGACTCATGGAATACTGAGCGCTTGTCTGTTTTCAGTACCCAAGACCAGACATTTATTTGGCCTGCTGGGTTCATTAGCCGCACTCTTGGCCCCACAGGTAACTTTGTAGGTCTGCGTCCTGTGTTGTTGGACGACGCTACCTACTATCGCGACCCAGGTACTAACGTGTCTTATGGCATTAAATTTATTAACCAGCAGCAATATAACGGCATTGCTGTTAAGACGGTAACGTCAACATACCCACAGGTTATTTTTGTCAATATGACATACCCTGATGTTGAAATGTATATCTACCCTAGACCCACACGGGATTTGGAATGGCATTTTATTTCAGTTGAAGAGCTGACCCAGCCTGCTAATTTGGCAACAAACATTTTGTTCCCGCCAGGTTACTTGCGAGCTTTTACCTACAACTTGGCTTGCGAGATTGCGCCTGAGTTTGGCGTGGAGCCAAGCCCTCAAGTCCAGCGTATTGCGATGACTTCCAAGCGTAATCTCAAGCGCATCAACAATCCTGACGACATCATGTCCATGCCTTACGCTATCGTGTCTTCACGCCAGCGCTTTAATATTTTTGCTGGAAACTACTAATGAAGACGCCGATTCTTGGGTCGGCTTACGTTGCCCGCAGTATCAACGCTGCGGACAACCGCATGGTCAATCTATTCCCCGAAGTGATTCCAGAAGGCGGCAAGGAACCTGGCTTCCTTAACCGCGCCCCTGGACTTAACTTTTTGCAAACCATAGGCACTGGCCCCATACGAGCGTTGTGGGCGCATCAGACTAATGGCAGTGACTTTTATGTCGTGTCGGGCAATCAGTTCTTTAAGCTGACTGGTTTGAACGCCACCCCTACGCTGTTGGGCACCGTGACTGGCACAGGCCCTGTGTCTATTGCCGACAACGGTACACAAATCTTTTTGGCTTGCAATCCCGACGGTTTCATTTACAACGAAGTCACCAACGTATTTGCCAAGATTACCGACCCTGACTTTGCCGGCGCGGTAACAGTGGCGTATCTTGACGGCTACTTTGTTTTTAACCAACCAAACAGCCAATTTCTTTGGGTGTCGCAATTGTTGGATGGCACATCAGTAGACCCGTTGGACTTTGCAAGCGCTGAAGGCTCACCCGATGGCGTAGTTGGCATCATTGCCGACCACCGCGAATTGTGGGTGTTTGGTACAGATTCAGTAGAAGTTTGGTACGACTCTGGTGCTGCCGACTTTCCATTGACCCGCATACAAGGTGCTTTTAACGAAATTGGTTGCGTGTCTGCTTACACCATAGCCAAGATGGACAACGGTCTGTTTTGGTTAGGGACTGATGCCCGTGGACAAGGCATCGTTTACAGAGCAAATGGCTATACGGGTACTCGTATTTCTACCCACGCCATCGAATATGCCATCGCTCAGTACGGCAACATCTCGGACGCAATTGCTTATACGTACCAACAAGAAGGCCATGCTTTCTATGTGCTGACATTCCCAAGCGGCAACGCTACATGGGTATACGACGTGTCTACGCAAGCATGGCATGAACGAGCAGGCTTTGTAAACGGTGACTTTACACGCCATCGCAGCAATTGCCAATGCAACTTTGGTGGCAACATCATCGTTGGCGACTTTGAAAACGGCAACATTTACACGTTTGACCTAGATATTTACGCCGACAACGGTGGCATCCAAAAGTGGTTGCGGAGCTGGCGAGCGCTGCCTACTGGCCAAAACAACCTCAAGCGTACAGCGCACCACAGCTTGCAATTGGACTGTGAGACAGGCGTTGGCTTAAACACTGGCCAAGGCTCAAACCCCGAAGTAATGTTGCGTTGGTCAGATGATGGTGGTCACACATGGAGCAATGAGCATTGGTCACCAGTTGGCAAGATTGGCGCGTATGGCCACCGAACCTTTTGGCGTAGGCTTGGCATGACGCTCAAGCTGCGCGACCGTGTATACGAACTATCAGGCACTGACCCCAACAAAATAGCCATCATGGGTGCAGAATTGATCTTAAGCCCGACCAATTCTTAATCATGGCCACCAGTCCAAACGCCACCCAGATCACGCCCCCACGGGTGCCGATCATTGACGAACGCACTGGTGCGGTGTCACGGGAGTGGTATCGGTGGTTTTACAGTCTGTACAACATTGTTGGTAATGGCCTTGGCGTAATTCCTGTTGCAAGCGGCGGTACAGGGCTATCTACTATCCCTACCAACGGCCAACTGTTGATTGGTAACGGTACAGGATATACCCTTAATACGCTAGGCACAGGCGCTGGCATTTCGGTTACCAATGGAACAGGCACAATCACAGTGGCCAACACTGGTGTGTTATCAAACATTGCTGGCACGGGCATTTCAGTGTCTAGCGCAACAGGCAACGTCACCATAGCCAACACTGGTGTATTGTCATTCTCAGCCGGCACGACTGGCCTCACACCAGCTACAGCCACCACAGGCGCTGTGACCCTTGCAGGCAGATTAGCAATTGCTAATGGCGGTACAAATGCCACGGCTACACCAACTGCTGGCGCCGTAGCTTACGGCACGGGAACGGCCTATGCGTTTACTGCTGTTGGCACAGCAGGCCAAGTGCTGGTTAGCGCAGGCGCAGGCGTACCCGTATGGGCGACCCCAGCAGTTACAACAGTATCAGCGCCGGTCACTAAAACAGCTGACTTTACCGTGGCTGATGGCGAGGCTTGGATAATCAACAACAAGTCAGGCTCAACCTGTACAGTAACTTTGCCAACAGCGTCTGCATGGATTGGCCGCCAGTTAATTTTTAAGAATATGCAAGCGCAGACTTTGGTGTCAGCGTCTAGTAATGTAGTGCCACTTGACAGCACTGTTGCCGGAACAGCTATTCTCTTGAATGTGATCGGTAATTGGGCGACAATGGTGTCTGATGGCACAAACTGGGTAATCATGCAAGCTGCGTCTAATAACAACCTTCTTTTGGAATAACTGATGATTCACCACCATTTCAGTTCAGGTGTGTATGCTAAAGAAACCCGCATCCCAGCAGGATATGTTTTGGTGCAACACGCCCACAAGCATGACCATTTGTCTATTTTGGCTAGTGGGTCTGTTGAGTTGATTGTTGATAATATTAAATCGGTCGTTGAAGCCCCTGCTTGTTTGACGATTGCCGCAGGCAAGCATCACGGCGTAAAATCGCTTACAGACGTGGTTTGGTATTGCGTACACGCCACTGACTGCACGGATGAAGATGATATTGACGAAATGTTGATTGTGCCGAGCAATGTCAAAGAAATGCAAAAATTGGCGTTAAGCCTTCAGGAGTAAATTATGCCTTGGTCATTTATCGTACCCGCTGCTATTAGTCTTTTTACTAGCGATCAACAGTCAAGCGCAGCTCAAGATGCCGCAAGCACTGCTGGCGCTGCTTCTGATCGTGCCGCAGAACTTCAACGCGAAACGGCTAAAGAGCAATTGGCTCTTCAGCAGCGGATGTATGAAGAGGGCATAGCTCGTCAACAACCATATTATCAAGCAGGCACTAATGCATTAGCTCAAATGCAAGCGCAATACGCAAATATGCCTGCCGCATTTACAGGCCAAGTTGATTTAACTCAAGACCCAGGTTATGCATTTCGGCTAAAAGAAGGTCAGCAAGCGCTTGAGCGATCTGCCGCAGCTCGCGGCGGCCTAATCTCTGGCGGGGCGCTGAAGGCCGCGCAACGCTACGGCCAAGAAATGGGTAGCCAAGAATATGGAAATGCTTACAACCGAGCATTGACAAGATACAACGCCGATGTAAATCGTGAGTCTACAGGTTACAACCGTTTAGCAGCTATGTCAGGTGTAGGCCAAACTGCCGCCAACACAATTGGCACTGCTGGCCAAAACTATGCAACTGGCGCTGGAAATATTGCTGGAACTATGGCAAGCAATGTAGGCAACATTTATAACCAACAAGGTGTTAACCAAGGCAATGCGTTGTTGGCAGGTTCTCAAGCACGGGCGTCCTCGTATGGTGACATTGCCAAACTGTACGGTCAAACTTTTGGCGGCGGCGGAGACTATTTAGCTTCGCCAGGCAGATCAGGCCGATACAACCCCGCCACTGGCACATTTGGGACTTAAATCATGGCACTTAATTTTGGAATACTTCAGCCCGTCAATATTGGTGGCCAAATCTTGGCTGGCCGACAAGAGGCGCAGCGTAATCAGTTGGCGCAACAGCAGATGGCTGCAAGTCAACAGCAATTGCAAACTGGCGCAATGCAACAAGAAAAAGCCCAATTAGAATTGGCTGGGTTTAAGCGTCGCCAAGCCGGTTTAGATCAGTTTTTGATAGAAACTGCTAAAAGAAAAAAAACAGGATCACCTGAACAACAGGCAGATAGTTTTTATGAGTATTCATTGACGACAGAAGACCCTCAATTGATAATGGCTGCTCAAACTATACAGCAAGCAGCCAGAGAACGTAGTGCTTATTTAGCTAGTAAACAGCCGCCAAAGATTTCACCTGTTGGCCCTGCGGCTGGAACCATGGGGTCAGGCACATATGGCATGGATCAAAACGTGCCTATGTTTAATCAACCTAGCGCACAACCCATCACGTTAGCTGCGCCAGTTAAGCCTATGGCAGCGCCAATGGTCAATAAATTGGCACCAGCACCAGTTGCGCCTGCAGCTCCTGTAAATCAGCTTGGTGTAGATACACGGGCGTTAGAAAACCGTATTATTGATTTGCGAACTAACTATCCAAATGTGCCACAAGCGCAAAAGGAAGCTGACAGACTTGAAAAACAATTGGATGAGTTAAACAAAATGCAAGTTGTTGCGCCTGGTGCAACGGTGTTTAGAGGCGGTAAATCAATATTTACCGCACCTAAAGAAATAACTCAAACCGATTTGCGGAAAAATTTTGAGTTTGCAAAAACACCTGAAGGTGGCAATTACAGAGGTTCGTTTGCCGACTTTAAGGCTATCTCAACGCCTAAAACAAGTGTCACCGTTAGTACAGAGAAAAAATACAGCGAACAATTTGCCAACAAAATGGCCGATACTGATATTGCCAAAATGGCTACCGCTGAACAAGCGCCTCGGTTGGCTGAAAGCGCCAATCGAATTATTGACTTGGTACAACAAGGTAACATATTTACGGGGCCAGTTGCAGACATTAAGTTAAACATTGCTCGCGCGCTAAACGTAGCGGGTGCAAGCAACGAAGAGAAAATTGCCAACACCGAGTCGCTTATTGCTGCTACAGGTCAAAGTACATTGGATGCAATTAAGAGCGCTGGCTTAGGTACTGGGCAAGGTTTTACAGATAAAGATCTTAATTTCTTGCGAGGCATTGCTGGCGGCACAATCCAACTTACGCCGCAAACGCTTACCGAGTTGGCCAGACTTCAACATCAAACTGCTGTTCGTAGCGCAGAATCTTGGAACACACGCGTCAAACAGTTGCCTAAGTCGGCGACTGAAGGAACAGGTCTTTCTCTTGAGCCAATTAAAGTTCCGCCATTGTCATCAGTTACAAAAGGTGCGGCGCGTCCAGCAGGCGTCGGCGCTAATTGGACATTTGAAAGTGACGCCGCAGGCAACAAAGCGTGGGTAAGTCCAGATCGTAAATCGTTTAAAGAGGTCAAATAATGGGTTTTGATCTTAACACCGCCGCACCAGTTGCATCTGGTGGATTTGATCTTAGTACTGCAAAGCCAACACCAAGTAACAGCGGCATTCCTGCACAACGCCGGTCGTTCTCAGACGTGCCTGGCGAAGCGTTAGCTAACGTTGGAACAAGCGCGGTAAATTTTTACAAAGGTTTGGTAACTGCAATTACAAACCCTGTGCAAACGGCGACCGGCATATTAGATGTTGGCGCAGGCGCACTGCAAAAATTGTTACCTAAAGATTTGGTTGATTTGGTCAACCAAATTGACACCAACCCTGAAGCATCCAAACGCGCCGTTGACATGGCAAATGCTGTTGGCGGCATGTTTAAAGACCGTTATGGTAGCGTTGATGCGTTGAAAAACACTTTGGCAACCGACCCTGTTGGCGCGGCTGCTGACTTATCTACACTGTTTACCGGCGGCGCGGCGGCAACGGCTCGCATAGCGCCCACAGCATCAAAAGTAATGGGTGTTGCTGCCAAGTACACCAACCCATTGGCACCTGTTACTGCGGCTGCTAATTACGGATTGGCGTTGAGTGCCAAAGGCGCAGGCAATGTAATTGACGCAATGGCGGGTGAACGTGCAGCAGCACGTGCAGGCAATATTGTGCGTAATGCGTTGACTGAAGAAGGCAGAGCACCACAAAACTTAGCTGCCGCGCAAAATGCGCTGGCCAACGCGCAACCAGGCATGACAGTGCGTCAGGCTTTGGCGGACGTAACATCGCCTCAAGTTCAGTATCTTGGCGAAACTGTTCAGGCTAAAACTGCGCCAGGCCGCAAATTGTCTATTGAAGCAGCACAAGAAGCTGACCGTATGGCGCGGCTGCAAGGCGCTACGCCTGATTTGCGATCTGCTGAAGCCATGCGCGGCAACGTAAGCGGCCCGCTGTACGCCGCAGCTACTCAGCCCACTACGGCCATTAACGTGCTGCCTTTGACTCAGCAGATTGACAGCTTGCTTGCAACAAACCCAGGCAACACAAAGTTAGTGTCTGCGCTGAACCAAGTAAAAACTGGTTTAGAAGCCAGTACAAACGCGCAACAAGTATCTTCGGTGTTGGATAACCTTAAAGATTTGATTTCCAACAAAGACAATAAGTTTATTGTCAAGAATCTGACCAACGTTAAAAGCACGATTGAGCAAGCGTTGCCTGGGTATGAAAAGGCCCAACAAGTTTTTGCCGCTGCATCACCCCCAGTTAACCAAGCCAAAGTCTTGGGTGCAATGCAAGAAGTTCTTACACAACCTCTTGGTGTTGGTGAACGCGCAGGGCCATTTATGACTGCATTAGGGCGCGGCGAAACCGCGTTGCTTAAAAAGTCTACTGGCGCGGCAAGGTACGACGACCTAAGTCAAGTGCTGTCACCGCAACAAATGGGCGTGGTCAAAGGTATTGAGTCAGAATTAAAACGCAACGCTGAAGTTGTGCGTCAAACTCAAGCTGGCGCAGACGCCATGAAAATAATCTTGGAAGCAAACCAATCCAAGTTTCGTTTGCCTAGCTTTTTAGATGTCAAAGTAACCGTGACAAACGAAGTGCTAGACATTTTAAAAAACAAGATGAACGCAAACGTACTGAAAGAACTTGAAAAAGGTTTTGCGTCTGCCCAAGATTTTCAAACACTGCTGAAAAAAGTTCCTGCGTCGCAACGTCTTGATGTGCTTAGGGCGCTTGGCCAAGCTAATTTAAGCCCAACTAAGCTGAACATCATTACGCAAACGCAAAACGCCCTTGCGCCCGCGCAACAAAACCAAAACGCTTTGCGCGTTGAAATGAGTGGGATGGCACCGCAATATGACTGAAGACACTTCTACCAAGATAGCAGTACACGAAGCCGTCTGCGCCGAGCGCTATGCGGCCATTGAGAAGTCATTTACCGATGGCGACAAGCGCATGACGCGGATTGAATATTTGATTTACGTTGTCATTGCCGCTGTGCTGTTTGGCCCAGGCTTTGCCGGCGAGTTGGTCAAAAAAATCTTGGGGCTATAGATGGACTGGCTTAAACAAATTGCACCAACAATAGCAACCGCGTTTGGTGGCCCTTTAGCTGGCTTGGCGGTTGACGCAATCAGCAAGGCTATTGGCATTGACCCCAAAGACGTTCAAAGCACACTTGAGCAAGGCAAATTATCCGCAGAACAGATCGGCGCTATCAAACAAGCTGAAATTGCTATGGCAGCGCGCGCTCAAGAGCTGGGGCTTGACTTTGAAAAGTTGGCCGTAGACGACCGCAAATCAGCGCGGGATATGCAAACCAAAACGCAATCGTGGATACCTGGTTTGATGGCAATCGCTGTCACCCTTGGATTCTTTGGTATTTTGGTTGGTTTGATGACCGGTCATTTTAAAACATCTGATGCGCTGATGCTGATGCTTGGCTCGCTTGGCACCGCTTGGACAGGCATCATTGCTTTTTATTTTGGCTCAAGTGCAGGAAGCCAACGAAAAGATGAGTTATTGCATAAATCTACGCCAACTAGCTAAAAAATTCACTTGCTTGTCATTGATATAGGTTAATTTTAGGCAACTTTAACGGAGTTGTCATGCCGAAGCCAATTTATACTGATGAAGAATTTGTTGAAATTTGGAATACGCATAAATCCGCAACCAAAATGGCGCTTGCCATTGGGATGAATCAGAGGCAGATTCTTAGACGGAGGCAAACAATTGAAGACAAGTCAGGCATTGCGCTTGTTTCTATACAAAAGGCTCCTACTATTGTTAAGCCTGACAATCCAGTAAGGAAAGAACTAGGGATTGAGAATGGCATTGTTTTGGTGTTTAGCGATGCTCACTTTTGGCCAGGCATCCATACGACAGCGTATAAGGGTGTTCTTTGGGCGATTAAAGAGTTTCAACCTAAAGCCATCATTGCCAATGGAGATGTATTTGATGGCGCTTCTATCTCTCGCTTTCCTCGTATTGGATGGGACTCTACGCCGTCAATAATCCAAGAGCTAAAAGCCTGCGAGATTGCACTTGGCGAGATTGAGGAAGCCGCCAAGAAAGCACGACACAATGTAAACCTAGTGTGGACAATGGGTAACCATGATGCTAGGTTTGAAAATCGTTTAGCCGCCAACGCACCTCAGTATGAATTTGTTCGAGGTTTTTCTTTGAAAGATCATTTTCCTGCATGGCATCCATGCTGGTCATGTTGGCCGACAGATGATGTGGTGGTCAAGCATAGGTGGAAGGGCGGCATTCACGCCACCCACAACAACACTAGCAGTGGCAAAACGATGGTGACAGGCCACCTACACAGCCTGAAGGTAACACCCTACTCTGACTACAACGGAACTCGCTATGGCGTTGATACAGGCACTTTGGCAGACACTGCTGGCCCACAGTTCATCAACTATTTGGAAGATGGCCCAACTAACTGGAGATCAGGCTTTGCCATACTGACATTCCATGAGGGTAAGTTGTTATGGCCTGAGTTAGTGCACAAATTTGATGAGGGCAAAATTGAATTTAGGGGTAAGGTTTATGACGTATGAACTTGTAAATCATCTCAAGTCAGAGATTAAAGAGCTGCATAATATTCTGCATGAAACGCAGATTGCTTTAGCTCAGGCCAATGTAAGGCTTAACCGTCGGTCTGAACCCTTAACTGACGAGCGTGTATATACATTGTATAAACGCAGCCTTGACTGGCGCCAGTTGGCTAGAGACATAGAAGCGGAACACGATATTGAATAAAAAAAGGGAGTCCGAAGACTCCCCTTAAATCATGCAACACGTTCCCAAACTACGCCGTCATCGTCTTCTACGATCTCTCCGATTTCGTATTCTTCGGATTCTTCGTCTTCAACGCTTTCGTCTTCGTCGATTTCGTCTTCGTCACACTGGTTGTACTCAAACTCTTCGGTGACGTCATAGTCGACGCACCAACCGTGCAATTGCTGAAACTCGATGAACTCTTTGATGATTGCGATCTTCTCAAAATCATTTGTCTCAATAGTCACTGTCTCTTTACCAAAATTACACTCTGCAATATCAATTTCAATCTTGTACATGAAAGACTCCTTTAATGGCACAATTGCCAATTAAAATCCTACACCTGAATTGTGACAATTAAAACATGAACTTAACACCTAACTTTACATACGAAGAGTTAACTTTTACTAACCATAGGACGTTTGACAATACGCCGAATGACGAAGAGTTGGCCAACTTACGCCGCTTGGCGGACTTTCTTGAGCAAGTCAAAGTGGTGTTAAATGGCAAGCCCATCATGGTCAATTCTGCATTCCGCAGCGCAGAAGTGAACAACGCTGTGGGTTCGTCAGATCGATCACAGCATCGACGCGGCTGCGCGGCTGATATTCAGGTGCCAGGCGTAACTCCTGATGAAGTGGTGAGCGCCATCATTAAGTCTGGCCTAGCTTACGACCAAGTGATTCGTGAGTTTGACCGTTGGACACACGTATCGATACCCAACACCACCGACGCCAAGCCGCGCAAAATGGCGTTGATTATCGACAAGCAAGGCACCCGCGCCTACGCTTAGTCCAAGTCTTGAAGGTACGCTAGTGTGTAGGCAATCAACACCAGCGTACCTACGCCGATAACGGCGCCGAGGGTCAAAGCAAATACGGTTGCAATCATGTCTTCTCCTTGAAGTCGTAAAACCAATCGTCCCCTGCGCTCCACTTGCGTGTGCCGTCAACTGTGTAAAACTCTTTGGCTGCTTGGAAGTCAGGAAACTTTATCTCGGCAGGGATTAAAGACTGGTCGTACCACAAGCATCTATTGTTTGGCTGGCAAGCAAACTGACCGTTCTCCAACGCTATCCAGTTAAACGACTTATGTTCTTCGGCCTGCTCGGTAAACCCAGTGTCTAGCGTCATTTCGTCAGCGCAAAAGTCCACGGTAAAAAGGTATCGACCACAGTGCCATTGTTTATCTTTGCCAAGAAACTTTACGCCAAGGTTGCGTAAGCCAATCTTTTCGATGATGGTGAATCTGTAGCCCATACAGTCCCACAACTGCAAAGTATCAACGAATAAGTCTCCATGATCTTCTTTCCACACATAGGCGTGGATGGGCAGCTTGTCATACAACGCACCATACGCTGGCAGCAAGGACTCAATGCGGAACACTTGGCCACGCAGGGCTTTAAGGCTCACCCAAATGGCTGGCTCCAACTCGCCGTGACCTTTGGTGAAGTTGTATAAAAATTCGCGGCGTACAAAACATTTCATTGGCGGCAGCGATGCCACGATATAGCTCATGTGTTCAACTCCTTGAGCTTGTCTTCAACCAATTGAATTACATCAAATTGGTCATCTCGCTCTACTATGTCAAAAATTTCATCTATATCTTTTTCAGTTAGTCCTACCCACTCACGTTTTGGTTTATTCCGTGCAGGGCAAGTTTCACCTTGACTGCAATCATGGGTGCATGGTGGGCAAGTCATTTCAATAACTCCCTATACGCCTTGATGGCGTCTTTTAGATCGTTTTGTAATTGTTCAATTTGGTCTTGCTGTTCTTGCATTTTTTTGTGCGCCTCAGCAGCAAAGTTGGCCAAGTTCTCATAGCTCCATGTGTTAAACGCTGGCATCACGTTTCTCCTGTAAAAGTTTTCGCAACCACTTGGCACCGCCAAGTTTCATATATTGTTCGTATTCGCTTTGCGTCACACGAACGCCGATGGCTTTGCCGCTTTTGGTTAACTCACTTTTTGGTCTTGGCATGGGTGCTGCTCCGCTGTTGTTTGGGTTAAAAATATATGGTCGCACTGCGTACAGCGCCACACTAAACCTTGCTCAACAATTATGTTACGTTTGCGCAAGCGGCCAAAAAAAGTTTTAATTGCTTCAATCATTTTTCCCCCATCGTTTACATAGTTCTTTTACTGTCTTACTCTGCTTCTTACTTTTATTGCACACAGCACTCTTTGAGGCTTCCTTTGCTTTCTGTTGCAGCGTCAGCGGCGTTGGCGGCTCAGGAAACAAACCGTTCCATCCAACTGTGCCTAGCACCGCGCTAAGAATAAGTTTGTCAATCATGGTTGTTTAGCCTCCTGCAAAAGTTCAATACGTTCACGCGACGCCCGCAGCACGGTGTAGCGTTGGTGCAGACGCTCCAAGACCACCACGCGCTTGGCGTTGGCTCGCTCATGGGTCAGCATGTCCAGCACCTTCTGCTCGTCAAAGGTCTTAAGTTCTTCATTCAGTTTTCGCCAGGTGAGTTGCAATTTTGTCCTCCAGTTGTTTAATTGTTTTCAGGCTTTTATTTAACTTACGCCAAGCGGCGTTGAAGTCGCGTTGGTATATCTTGTGAATAGACTTCTCAGCCTTAAGCTGGGTCTTCCAGTTATTTAGTCTCACTTCAGTTCCTCCATTGCAATATCCGATATAGCGCGCTTGTCATGCAGCGCGCCCCAAATCTTTTCGTCGATAGTCTTGTTGGTCATCATCACGTAGACCCACACAGCGTGTGCTTGGCCTGAGCGGTGCAAACGGCCAACGGTCTGTTCGTACAACTCCAGACTCCACGGCAAGGACAGAAACACCATGTGACAGCCGCCAAACTGGAGGTTGAGGCCGTGGCCGGCAGACTTGGGATGGACGGCGAGTAACCTGACCTTGCCGTCGTTCCATCGCTTAATTGCGTCCACGTCGTCAAGGGTTGTGACGGTGAAGCGCCGCTTGAGTTCAGCCAGCTCTTCTTGGTACTGGTAAACAATGATGGTGTTGGCGTGTTGGTTTTCATCAAGCAGCTCCTGAAGCCTGTCAAATTTATGTGCGCTGAACCACACGGCGGTCTGTGTAGAATCAAACCTACCGGCTTTTTCGGAGGCAGTCCTACGCGTGTCGTATACGAAACCACTGGCCATTTGTTGCAGTTTGCCGGTTACTACCCCCGCATTTATTGCAGTAACGTCCAGCGCTTGGAAGTCCTTCCGCATCTTTTCGTAAGGCTCGCGGTCGTCTAGATCGCACCGCACCTCAACGACATGCAAAGGTGGCAGTTTGTCTTTGTAATCGCCAGCATCCAAGACATAAGTCGCAGGCTTAATCCGCTCCATGACCTTGGCCAGCGATCCAACGCGCGGTGCCCACTCGCCGAAGTCTTTGTTGATAAGCACAAAATACTGTTGCATGAACGCGCCTTTGGAACGGCCCAGCAGCGCCTGGTCAACTATCTTGCACTGGCCAAAGACATCCTCCAAGCCGTTGCTGGTAAACGAGCCAGTCAAGCCCCAGCGGATATTGATGTGATCAATCTTAAGCGCCTTGAAACGTGCGCCTGATGGGTTCTTCAAGCGGGTTAGCTCGTCAAACACAATGGCGTCAAAACTTGCTGTGGGTAGCGTCGCGATATTGTCGTAGTTGCTTACCACAATCTGCGCGTCGGAACGTAGCGCTGCCAAGCGTTGCTTAGGTGTGCCCACCGCCACGGCCAGCGGCACGTTGGGTGCCCACTTGGGCTGCTCGACTGGCCATACGTCGGTACAGACGCGCTTGGGGGCAAGGACAAGAAAGCGCTTGACCACACCAGCGGCCAACATGTCTTGCATGGCCGTCAAGGTGATGGCTGTCTTGCCGGCGCCAACCGGTGCCAAGATCATGGCTCGGTCGCGCTCGTACAAGAAGTCAGCAGCTTCATTTTGATAGGATCTAAGTTTCATCTTTTTTAACCTTAACGTACCTGATGCGGGGATCAGAATTAATTCGGCGCGTTCCTTCCATCATTCCTAAGTAATAGACACGCTTAACAAACACCTTTAGCGCGATCAAGTCCAACTTACCTGTTGCTAAAAATTCGTCTACAACTTTGTCAACTATGGGGTCGCCAGTAGCGCCCGCCATAAAATCATTAGCTACAGATTCAAGCTGCGGTTTAGTGATTAAATGGTTAGCTACGCGGTCCAACGAAAACGCTACTTTTTTCTGTTTAAACTGACCTTTCATTGAGCCACCCATCTATCTGTTCCGTTGTCCATAAACACGCGTACTTCTGATTCAGCAAAGCCATGTCCGACATGAACATCTTTTGCAACACTGACAGTCTGCCGCCCTTGGTCTTTAACTCCACAAACCATGTGCTGCCATCAGGCAGACACGCGATCCTGTCAGCTACGCCTTTGCGCCCAGGTGAGGTGAACTTGTACGTCTTACCGCCAATGCGTTCAACCGCCCAGACAAAATGATTTTCAACTATTTTTTCTTTCATGTCAAAAAGTTTAGCACACTTTTATTTTCTGTGCTATAGTTCAGTCTCAATTAACTAAAGGAGAGTTCAATGCAGGTCACACAATGGGATGGAATAAACAACACTAAAAGGCATAAGGTAAAAGCTCAAATACTTTTAGCCGAAGCAGAATTAGAGCGAGCAGAAAACTTGCTTTTAAATATTGAACACAAACTAACCGCCTTATACGAAGAATACGAAGCTATTCCTGAGTTCAACGGTTTTACTACAGTGGAGATTTCTGATGAACCACAGTAATATCGTCGGCGGCTCAACCGCCAAGCGCGTAATGAACTGCCCAGGCTCTGTAGCCTTGGTGCAGAAGATGCCGCCCCAACCCAGCAACAAGTACGCCGACGAAGGTACGCTGTTGCATAACGTCATCGCTGAGATTGTGATGACTGACAAACACCCCGAAGAATTCTTGCACACCAAGTACAACGACGAAATCCTGACGCTGGACTTGATCGACAACAAATTGGTGCCGGCCCTTGCCGCGCTGGATGTGATTGACCCAAACAAAAAAATGGAAATTGACGCAGAAACTCGCGTTGGCTTTGGTGATTTACTGCCTGGCGTATTTGGTAGCACTGATCTTATCGGGCGCATCGGAAATCGCGCAATTGTTCTCGATTGGAAGTTTGGTGATGGCGTGGCTGTTGATGCGGAAGAAAACCCGCAGTTGATGTTCTACGCTGCTGCGGCCATGCGTACCGAAGAAACCAAATGGGCGTTTGCGGGCGTCGAAGAAATCGAGATGGTCATCGTGCAGCCACCACAGGTTAAGCGTTGGGTGACCACACCGGCTCGCATCGCTCAGTTTGAAAAAGACTTGGTCAAAGCCGTCAAGCTAGCGCAGCAACCGAATGCCGAGCTCAAGATCGGTGACCACTGCCGTTGGTGTGCGGCCAAACCTATTTGCCCACAGATGACCGGCGCAGTAGACCGCGCGTTGAAGACGCAAGTTGAAGCCATCGACGTGCAGACGCTTGGCGCATACTTGGCCAACGCCGATATACTGGAAGACTGGATCAAAGACTTACGTGCGCTGGCGCACCAAATCCTTGACAGCGGCGCGTCAGTCCCAGGCTATAAACTGGTGGCCAAGCGTGGCACAAGACAATGGGTGGATGAAACCAAAACCTATGAAGCGTTAACCAAAATGCGTGTTCATCCATTCAAAGAACCTGAGTTAATTTCTCCAGCGCAAGCTGAGAAAGAACTCAAAAAGCGCAAGCTGGCGCTGCCCGACGATCTCGTCGTGTCAGTGTCATCAGGCACAACATTGGCAAGCGCGGATGACCCGCGCCCAGCAGTGTTGCAAATCGGGAAGCAGTTGACTGCGGCCCTTTCTAAACTTCAATAAGGAAAATCATGTCTAATCTAGTAGCGTTCTCTCAAGCTGGCTTGCCAGCAGTATCCACCCTGTCAACCGCGTTGCGGTCGATCCAAGCAGACGTTGGCCCAGCCGGTACAGCTATCCTCAAAATGGATAAGACTGGCCATTGGGTCTTTGGTGCCGATCAAACCGAAGTCGAAGACGACAGCAAGTGGGCGATCAACCCTTTCTCTTTTGTCCACGGCTTTATTGCTTGGGGCGATGGTGAAGTGTTGGCCGAGAAGATGACCAGCGTCAGCCAGCCGTTGCCCGAACTCGACGAAGCCCCACCACAGGCTAAGAAGGGTTGGGAGACACAGGTCGGCCTGTCATTGAAGTGCATCAGTGGCGAAGACAAAGGAATGGAAGCGCGTTACACCACCACATCAGTGGGCGGCAAGAAAGCGGTTCAAGCCATTGCAGTCGCCTTGGCCGAGCAGGTCGAGAAAGATCAAACCAAGCCTGTGGCTGTCGTGCGTCTGCGTAAAGACCACTACGCCCACAAGTCCTACGGCAAGATTTATACGCCTGTCTTTGAAGTGATCGAATGGATCAGCATGGATGGTGAGCCCGAAGCCCCTAAGGCTGAGGAAGCACCCGCTGCACCAGCAGGCCGTCGTCGTCGGTCTGCCTGATGACTCTCTGGGTTGATTTTGAAACCCGTAGCGCCTGCGACCTAAAAGTCGCGGGCGTTTACAACTACGCGCAAGACGCCAGCACCGAAGTGCTGTGCATGTCTTACGCCTTTGGCGATGATGATGTAGTCACGTGGCTACCATCGCAACCATTTCCCGAAGCAGTACGCAACCACACAGGCCCTATCTACGCCCACAATGCCGCATTTGAGCGCCTGATCTTTTGGTACGTGCTTCAGCAGAATTACGCCTTAGAGCAGTTCGTTTGCACCGCAGCCCAGGCCCGCGCTAACTGTGCGCCTGGCTCGCTTGAAGATGTGGGGCGCTTTGCCGGCGCGTCCATGAAGAAGGATCACCGTGGCGCCCAACTGATTCGTCTGTTGTGCATACCCCCGTTTAAAGAAGACCCTGCGCTTATGGCCGAGATGGTGGCCTACTGTGAGCAGGACGTGCGGGCGATGCGCTCAATCAGCAAGGCGCTCAGACCGCTCAGTGAATCAGAACTGCTTGACTACCATGTTAACGAGCGCATCAACGACCGTGGCGTGTTGGTTGACGTGCCCTTGTGCAACGCCGCCGTCAAGTTTGCCAGCGATGAGCTGATCGAGATTGAGCAGATCGTGACCGAGGTGACCGAAGGCGAGATCACCAGCGTCAGATCACCTAAAATGCGTCAGTGGGTGATCGACCGCGTAGGCCCTCAAGCACTCAAGCTGATGGAGTCGTTTAAAGACGGCGAGAAGAAATATTCGATTGACAAGACTGTGCGAGCTAACTTGCTTGCAATGGAGAACCCCGATGAGATACCGCCCGCTGTGGCCGAAGTCATCCAATGCGCGGACGACCTATGGGCGTCTTCGGTTGCGAAGTTCAGCCGCCTTGCAAGCCTTGCAGACATCGAAGACCACAGGGTACGCGGAGCCTTCGTATTTGCTGGAGGGTCTGCCACTGGACGAGCCAGCAGCTATGGAGCCCAGGTTCACAATTTCACTCGTAAGTGCGCCAAATCGCCCGAAGACGTTAGAGTTGCAATGGTCAGAGGCCATTCAATTGTTCCTCAATTTGGAAAGCGCGTTACAGATGTCCTCAAGGGAATGCTCAGGCCCGCACTAATACCAGCTAAGGGAAAGTCCCTAGTCGTTGCCGACTGGTCGTCCATCGAAGCCCGTGCCACCCCGTGGCTGTCCAACTGTCCGGCAGGCGAGCGCAAGCTGGCCATCTTTGCCCAAGGCGACGACGTGTATAAGGTCAACGCCGCCGCCACCTTTGGCGTGGCTATCGATCAGGTCAATGGTGAGCAGCGTCAGATCGGCAAGGTTCAGGAGTTGGCCTGCGGCTTTGCCGGTGGCATTGGTGCCTTTGTCGCCATGGGTCGTGTGTATGGTGTACACCTGCCTGAGTCCGACGCCAAGCGCATGGTCGACGCATGGCGCAGAGCCAACCCTTGGTCGATGCCTTACTGGCAAAGCCTAGAAGAAGCCTACACCCGCGCCATGCGAAACAAGGGCCATGAGTTCAGCGTAGGTCGGGTTACCTATATGTTCGACGGCCAGCACCTTTGGTATGCTTTGCCCTCTAGGCGTGTGCTTTGTTACCCGTTTGCCAAGCTAGAGACCGATGGCGTGACATATGCCAAGGCCGCTTGGAAGCCGGCAGCAGACGCAAAAGAGTGGCCTCGTGCAAGGTTGTGGAAAGGGTTGGCATGCGAAAATATCACTCAAGCCACCGCCAACGATCTGCTGCGCCACTCACTGCGCCAGCTTGATGATGTGGTACTTCATGTGCATGACGAAATAGTGTTAGAGACTGACAGGCCGGAAGAAATGGCCGAACATTTGAAACGTGTGATGTGTACGCCACCCAACTGGGCTGAGGGTTTACCCCTTGGTGCAGAGGTGGCGATCATGTCTCGGTATGGCAAATAAAAAGCCCGCTGGCAGGCGGGCTTGTAAGGGAGCACTAACTTGGAATTCTTGGAATTTATCACAAAACTCGCCCCAACTGGCGAGACTGCACTTATTGTGCATCAAAAACCACAATTAAAAAACGGCGAGATCCAACTCCACGCCGATGGTGCCGTCAAGTGCACATGGCCAGCGTATCTGCCCAGCAAGGGCACCAAAGCAGGCCAAGCATGGTACGGCAACACCGCCAGCTTCATCATCGACCGCTTCACCGATGGCCGCGTGTCAGCGTCAGCAGTCAACTGCGAGTACATCCTAGTGATGATGCTGGACGATATCGGCACTAAGTCCAAGACGCCCCCGCTGGCCCCCACTTGGATTATGGAAACGTCCGAGGGCTCATTCCAGTGGGGCTACGCCTTCAGCGACCAGCCGACCAAGGCCGAGTTCAGCGCCGCCATCCGCGCCATTGCAGACGCCGGCTACACCGACCCAGGTGCCTGCAACCCTGTGCGTAACTTCAGGTTGCCAGGCTCGGTTAACTTGAAGCCTGAGCGTGGGCAGTTTGAGTCGCGCTTGGTTGAGTTCCACCCCGACCGCGAGTACACCTTAGACGACATCTGCGCCGCGCTTAAAGTCACACCCGTCGAGGCCGACTCGCTCACCCTGCGCCCTATCAGGCTGTCCGATGACGGTGCCGACGACGTGATGGCGTGGCTGTCCGAGCAGGGTCTTATATTGTCTAAACCCAACGGCGAAGGCTGGGCTGGCGTCATTTGCCCGAACTCAGCAGAGCACACCGACGGCAACCCCGAAGGCCGCTATATGCCGTCAAACCGCGCCTACTGCTGCCTGCACTCGCACTGCGTTGACTTTGACTCGCGCCTGTTCTTGCAGTGGGTGGCCGACAATGACGGCCCAGCACACACCCCAGGTTTGCGCGAAGAACTGCTGGCGCAGGCCATGGACTCGGCACTGTCTAAGATCGCCCCGACACCTGAGTACCCCGACGTGGCCTCTGCTGTCATCGCCGAGGTCGAGCGCAAAGAGTTGGGACGTGTTGAGAAGGCCGAGTGGTGGAACCGCTTTGCGTACGTACAAGTTGACGACGCATTCTTTGACATGCAAGACCGCCGCGAGATTAGCCGGCATACCTTCAACGCCCTGTTTCGTCATATCGACTGTAAGTCGGTTCACAATGCTAAGCGTCGCGTCGAGGCGGCTACGTCGTTCGATGAGCTACGCCAAGCCAAGGGTGCCAAGGCTTTGGTCGGTGTCACTTACGCCGCCGGCGAGTCCGTCCTAGTCGCGCGTGACGGCATGGTCTACGGCAACCGCTGGCGCGATGCTCGCCCGCAGCCAGTGGCCGGTGATGTATCCCAGTGGCTCACGCACGTTGAGCGCATGGTTCCTGAGAAGTTTGAGCGTGAGCACTTGCTTAACGCGCTGGCGCATAAAGTGCAGTTCCCCACCCATAAGATCAATCACGCCATTCTGATGGGCGGCAACCATGGCAGCGGCAAAGACACTCTTTTTGCCCCCTTCTTTTGGGCGATAGGTGGCAGAGCCAAGGTTAATTGCAGCATGATTAAAAACGAGGATTTGACCTCCCAATGGGGTTACGGGTTGGAATGTGAAGTGATGGAAATCGCCGAGCTACGCCAAGCCGAGGCCAAAGACCGCCGCGCATTAGAAAACCACCTCAAGCCTATCATTGCAGCGCCCCCTGAATATCTGATGGTTAACCGCAAGGGCTTGCACCCCTACTACGCCCTAAACCGCGTGTTCGTGGTTGCATTCAGCAATGAGCGCGTGGCCATCAGTATTCCCAGCGAAGACCGCCGGTGGTTCGTGATTTGGGCGGAGGCATCTAAACTACCAGAGGCTCACGCGGTGAGCTTATGGAACTGGTACCAGCACCGAGGCGGCTTTGAGGCCGTCGCCCATTACCTCCACACCCGCGACGTGTCAGCGTGGAACCCCACCGCGCCCCCTCCGATGACCGAAGCCAAGGCCATCATGGTTGAGCACGGCATGAGCACCGCCGAGTCGTTCCTAGTTGACCTTATGCGCCGCCGCGCTGGCGAGTTTTCGCGTGGTGTAGTCGGTGGCCCTTTTCACGCCCTCTGCGACCGCTTGCAAGGCCAAGCCCCCACAGGGGTCAAGGTGGTGCAGGCCGCGCTACTTCATGCGCTTAAAGAGGCCGGCTGGGTGGACATGGGCAGACTTAAATCGCGTGACTACGACAGTAAGAAGCACGTTTTTTGTGTGCGCGAAATGGTGGACACGTCTAAATCAGATCTGCGCCGCATGGTTGAAGTATAAAAAAAGGGCCCCGTAAGGGGCCCGTAAAGTTTGGCAACTGCTACAAACCGAGCAGAATGGCCAGTATAGCAGCAATCAAGGCCGCGCATATGATTGTCATTTTGTATATCTCATGGCTTCGGCTTTGCAGGCTTCCACCTCGGCATCAGTTAACCACTGCGCCCAATGTTCGGCCATGTCGGCGCATTCCTGCGCCCTTTCAGCGTCCGGCGCAGTGAGCCCCATAATTAACGCACGCGTTACTAGTTCGGCCGATGTAGGTGCCGGTGGTGGTGTCCATGGAGCCAGTGCCTGTGCAAATATCGGGTTCATTCTGTCACCTCCCACATGCTATCTTCGCCTACTGGTAGCAGGCATGGATCGGCGCGCAGCTGGGCCCAGTCCCAAGGCATAATTTTTTTGTTAAGCTTTTCATATTCGGCCACATACTCCGCCGTCGACGTTTCGGCCTGGTAAACCGGATAAAACCGTTTTTCCGCGCCCTTAGATTTGACAATCTTATGCTTGCCGGTGCACTTAGCATACGCGGCCATGATGTCGGTGCGATCATCGCGCACCGTATAACGTGTAGATCCTAAAATAATCGTTCTCATGTTGTTTGCTCCAAAGTTGTACGGTCACAATAACACGCGCAGCCATAATTAACTGGGCATTCAGAATCATGGGTTTGAGTTATATAAAATACCCGTCGGCTACTTGGCCCCTGGTAGACTTCACCCCCATATTTACGGGCTGCATTTTCTGCTTGCGTACGGTTTATATACGTGTAAGGGTACAAATTACCGTCTTTTAAAAAACGCGCTAGTACATGTACCCCTGTGTTTAATTTATAAGTTTGCATAATTCCCCCTTACTTAATTAAAACGTCAAAATAAGCCAGCGCGCACACAGTGAGCGCGGCCGCGATAATCAAAGCAGCAAAATAATCTTTCATAAATTCCCCAAAAAATGGCCGTCATCATCAAATACCGCGACGTAAAAGCCACGCGCGGCCCCATGGACCTCATACCGCCATGCGTCGCGGTCCTGAAGCGTCAATTCATCGGCCAGCGCCTGCGCGGCCGCTTTTGTTTTGTAATACGTCATGTGCAGCACCCACAACATGGCGCGTCAATGCATCGACCGTTTTTATTTTGGTAATACTCACGGCCACCGATCTGAAACACGTCGGACACGTACCGGCTTGAGGTTATTGTCATTCTGTCGTCGTCGTCGGTGATCCATGCTTTACGCGTGGCCGTGTCGAATTGAATTTCATCGCCTGGCCGTATGGGGCCGCCGGTTCGCGCGTCGATACCCTTATATTTTGCGATCATTGTTTTAATAGTCATATACCACCCCATTGGCCATAATTTTGGTCAAATTACCGGCCGGCACGTGGCGCACGGTGCCGCCATTTTCGTGGGTTGACCATGTGCCGGCAAAATCAACGGCCACCACCGGCCCGTCAACGGCCACCACGCGGCCGCGCGCGTCGGCCGTGGGTTTATCGTGGCCTAAGCGCTTGACCACGTGGCGCGCAAATGCCACGTTATCACCAACATTAAATTTTAATTTTTGCATACTTTCCCCTTAGTTGATTGAATCGACGCAAATACGCGCCCGCATGCGGCCGGTGGCCGCATACAGTCGAGCATTAGGCCGTGGCGAGTTTAATCACGCGTCGGGCGTGGCCGGTTGCGTGATCCGCGATAACAATATCGCGGGCCTGGATTGACGTGCCCGAGCAAAGAGGACATTTTGCGCATGTGGCGCGCGCGCCGGCTTCTTTGCTGGCCGGGCATGACGCCTCACCGGCTTGCACGTCAACACCGATCGACACACGAAAAACCCGCATGCCTAATAAATTTGCATGCGCGGCTTGATCAATATTATCCGCGCTGGCCATTACCATAGGGGCCCACGCGGCCACGTCAAAATCAGGGCGCGCCCATTGATGTGTATAGCCACGGTGGCCGGCTGCGTAGCGCGTTATTTTGGCCCACATGGCCACCGGTGCTGCGAATGGATCGCCATACGTGCCTAAGCGAATGACCACACCGGCCAAAGCGCGCGCGATTGTAGCCGCGTCGGCCTTCACATATCGGCCGCGCTTGTATGCCTCGTACACTGAGCGAACCGATCGGCCGACGTTTACATAGCACGGTGGTTCATCGCTTTGGCCGGTTTTAATGAGATACGGCCGGTGGCCACAGTCGCCACAGATTGAAACGTCGGCGCCGGTGTTGAGCGCGTCGATCGGTGAAATGTCGCTGCGCAAAATAAAGCTTTGCGCGATCGCGCCGGTTTTATCGTTTTTTGAATCGGTGTCGATTTTATTAACGATAACGACAATGGGCGCGCCGTCGATCATTGACGGGCCTTCATACGCGATATATCCTAGAATTTTCATACTGTACTTTCGTTTAGTTGAGTTTATTTTGTGGCCAGCGACGCGCGCTGGCCGGTTTACATTTAAATTTTGAATTCGATGCGCTCATTCAAGCGATTGACGCGGGCAAAATCTAAGAGCTCTGCGCGTGTGTTGCGCCCGCGTGTACTGCGAATGAGTGTGGCCAGCGAGCGCGCGGCCATGCCACGCAGATTAGATTCATCAAGGTAACCGATAATTTTTAGTAATTCGCGTGTCTCTGATTTAGTCATGATGTACTTTCCTTTAGTTGCCTGGCTGCAATATCGCGGCCAGTGATATTAATGTAAGGTATTTCCTTACACAATCCTTACAGCCACTAAGTTAGTGAGTGCTAACTAACATCCATAAGTTAGTGGCTACTAACTTAGCCTAGCGAAGTGAGTGCACACTAACTTAGCTAAGTTAGTGACTACTAACATGACATGTTAGTGAGTGTTAACTAACATCGACCTAGCGCCAGGTGGCCATAAGTTAGT